TCATATTCAAAACCACCGAATAATTTTTGATTCTCTCCACCTTCTGGTTTACCTAACAGGCATTTGTTTCTCACTTCATAAATGTTACGAGAGTATGTATTGCAAAACTTTACCTTAAATCCTTTATTACCTAAGTGTTTAATTAAATGAGTTAGAGAGATAATAAACTTACCGGAGAAAACATTACCTGGAGAGCATATAACTATTGTCTTATTCATATTGTCTTTACGAAGCTAAAATCTCCTTCGCGCAGATCTATTGACTTGTCTATTGTTAGGTCTATGTCTTGTTCTTTTATACGATTGCATATGTCAATATCGATAAACCGTTGTTCAACCTCTGTTGTACAAATATGAGGACGAAACCACGGATACTCTATTTTTTCAAATACACCTTTTTGGATGAAAACAAGATCAAAGTCTAAATAGTCTGCAATAATATAATCATCAGTTTGTGATAATGTTTTATATCTACCATCAAGCCGTCCAGATAAAAATTTATAATCTTTAAACTTATTATACAATTTAACAAATAGCGTAGGTGTAAATGATATCTTGTTACTTAGAAAGACTAATGTATCATATTTTATCTTTTTTTGAAAAGGTACTTGAGTTGGACCTGCTAATACATTACCACCTAGACACATTTGCTTTGCATAGAACGCATTACAACTAGAATGATGTGATACATAATAACTAATACCAGTTTGATTTAAATGTGTAGTTAGATTGACCCAGGACTTTAAAAATTGTCCACTATATTCTGAGTCAAATAGATTAAAAACGATAGTCATCCTATAGGATTATTTACAGGATTATTTTAAGAAACCACTAATTCTTCTTGAACTTACTACTTTTATCAATAGCAAAATTAGCTCTACTAAACTCTAAACGATCAACAAACTTAATAGCATTACCAGTAACATCTATAGCAACATATCCTTCTGGGTTAGTAACAACTAAATCTCCATTACCATCAAATAAATAATGTTTCATCTCAACACCTTGCATCATATTATTATACTTTTGTATGAAAATATCTTTAGCTTGTTTTATTACTTTTTGAAACTCAAACAGACTTATTACATCGTCAGATATTTTATCAATATTTGCTAATGCTATTTCTTTTATCTTATTAGTTCTTTGTACACCAGCATCGCTCTTAAGACCAGCAATTTTTTTGTCATACCTCTGCGAAATCCACTCTACAAATTTCTGAAATGACACTGCAGTGTCACCTAAAAACTCACCCTGCTTTATTTCAGTATTAATATATACATTTAACTCAGCCAATAACTGACCGGGAATGGCTTCAAAGTCTATAGTGCCTAGATGACTTTGTGCGCTATTAATTGAATTAATAACAGTGTTTGTTTCATCGTTCGTTAAAGTGACACGACCAGCATTGCTATCAAAATAAGCATCTTTAAGATAAACATCAGGACTAGTCTTTATGTTCGAAACATCTACACCGAACCTCTTTGTCGTAAATCTAGGTACTCCTTGCTCGTCAAAATAAATATCATATTCTATATGAAGTACTATTCCAATTTTTGCTCTAGCAATTACTCTACCTTCATCACTATCCATAGGAAAGGAATATAAAATTAATTGTGGTTTAAAAGCTACAACCTCTTCTCCATCGATAGTTGTATACTCTTTTATTTCCTCATCAAATAAAAAGTCACCATGGTACACAGATGTAAAGTTAATATTTTTAAGATGTACAAATGCTTGTATTAATTTTTCAACTAAGCCAGGAGCATGGCCATGATTTCTTTTTATATCATCTATAGAGTAATTTAATTTTGGTGTCTTATTTCCTATTGATTTACTACCTACAAAAAATTGACCATTAGGATCTACTCCAAATATAATAGCTGGGGCTCCATCAAACTTAATTGTAACATTAGTAGCTGACTCAGTATCACTATCCAACACCTCAGTCATTGCTTGTAAGTATTGTATTGCTCTTGTCGCACCAGCTTTACCATCAGTCAGAATAAGTTCCTCAAGATGAGTCAAATGTTTAGTTGGACCAGCTGCTTCATATAATGGAAAATAATCTTTAAACTCTAACATTCTTTTTGTCTGAAAACGTTTACCTTTATACCCATTGCACTCTTTAACCAAGTGTCACAAAAACCTTCTTCAATTATATACTTTACTATCTTATTTGGGATTCTATCCCCATCAATAGAATGCTCGTCATCAAAGATACTAATTTTATAGGGTTGTATTTTAACTCTGTAACCCATCACCATTGTATCATATAATCCTATTACGTTCATATCAGATCACGACGGCCTAAAACTAATCCGTACATTAAGTCCACTATCAATAGCAAACGTAAACCATGGTACACCACCTTTAATACCATCTACACAATGTCTGAAGACCCATTCAGCATCGTTATGAGGTTCTCCTAATTCTAACCAGCGACAACGTTTAAATTCTGTACCTGCGCGCTCGGCTTCTCGATACTCTGGTGTTGTTAGATCGCCACGTGTAGCTCTATCTATTTTTCCGACGGGACCGTACTGACCACTTGTACCACCATTAAAAACTACAATACAACGATCACCATGAGATGTAATATACTTATGTAAGACACAAGAGCAAAATAGTCTCTTACGAGCTTCAACATCTGTCGCACGTTGTTGAAGTTCTTTGGCAGCTAATTTTTCTACTCTTTCCTGTAAACCAGTAAACTTAACATCCATATTAGCTTCTTTAAAATAAATCCACTCATTCAGGTTTTGTTCTGTCCACCATAAATTTTTATTAGAATTAGAATCCCAAATATTACCTGGTGGGGGTACATTACCTGGGGTAGGTACTGTTTTTTTAGCAATATCTTTTATACTTTTAGATATGATTTTCTTTTGAGTACCGATTTCATAGTCTAATCCTCCAGCTCTTAATCCAATATCACCAGTTTTACCTTTTAACCCTTCAGTCAAAACTGCCAACATGAACTCACACTCTCCGACTGCGGTTCGACTTTGCGCGAATGCTATTTTGCAAAGGTCATTATAAAAACCATATGGATCTTTAATGTTCCAGCCAGTTTGCTGTTTGGATCGTGAGTCTATTTTACCTACGATACGAGGCTTTACAACTTCATAAAAATCCGTTTCACCGGCGCCAGTAAATTGGAGAAAGTCCTTATATAAATTTTTACTTCTAGAGTAAAATTTCTCAAACTGTATGAAGTCAACACCATGGGCATCTAAAACGCGTTCAAAAGCGTAACGATAGGCATCTGGTTTGTCAAAACCAATGCTAGTCAAAAACGTTTCTAATTTTTCTTCCGCTTTTGTATCGTATTTATGAGTCCGTCGTATGATTTTATCTAAAGCAGTATCATCCGCTTGGCCAATTGCTCTAGGCTCCTCTTCGTCTCTCATATCAGACGCGACGGCAAATACATCATATACTCTTTCCATAAAAAATTGTTTATATGTTTTCATATTCCTATCTAGTAGTACCAATTCCTATCGGCGGCTTCTCTCCATATTTTTGATGTTGTTGATCTTTACCATTTGGTGTACCTAAAGCACTTAACATTGCCGCTTCCCAATCTTCCAATCCTCTCCTGTCATCGTTCTCTGACAAATCATCTTTAGAGAACATAAGATCATATGACTTAATAATCAAGTCATTTAATTTAGCTATGGTCTCATCATTACGTAAAGACTTAAACGCTAAGTTCTCTACTGAAAATTCTCCCTTACTTGCAAGTCCATCCTGACGCATCTTCATAAGTTTGTCTTTTAACTTCTTAGCGCGCTTGTTAACCAGACTAAACTCTTTCTCGTCACTAATATTATCTAATACTTCCTCTAAAAGGTCAAGCTCTTTTTTAAAGGATAAAGCTTTCTTCTGAACATCTTGATGATCTATTTCCGGCGGGTCTTGTTTAGGTTTTTTAATCCATCTATTATCAGATAAACTAAATAGACCGGAAGCCACATGAGGTTCATGAATATCTTGAAAATATAACTCAATTTCATGATTGTTAAATTGTATGTCGTGTCTTAGGTTCCATATAAATCTCTTTCCATCTAATGCTCTCTTTACTATGGACTCATCTTCGTTAATGTCAGCAAAATCTAATAAGATATGAACATCTAAATCAGAATGATCATTATAATTAAAATTAGCAAGCGATCCAGTTAACTGGATGTCTTCAACCATTTCTGGAGAAATATGTTGATCGTTTTTAACAAAATTATCTACGATTTTTAAAATTGGCTTTAATATGTCCTCTCTAAAAACAAAATCATCCCAAAACTTAGGATGCAAGGTGTCGTTATAGTAATTTGCATCTTCGAAATATGTTTTAAAAGACTTTGACATTGATATTAATTAGTTGTTACATATACTTTAACGTGATCTGTATTATCAGGCTGACCATCCTCGCTTAAGTCATTTGTTATATGCTCATGGACAGCTTTAATATAATTAGCTGCTTTTGTTACCTTTGCACGCATCCAGTCTTCTATAGGGTAGTCTTCTGTAAGCATGTCTTGTAATCCTTGCGCCATCTCAACTACTTGAGTTAGTTCTGCTGTAGATGTAACTTCAGTGATCGTTTCATCTACATACTCGTTCAAATACCCATCTAATTTCTGAGTCGTTTGCATATTATAATTATTTATACAAACTTATAGAGATAACCGTTGTCCGACTTGAAGTTTATCAGGATCAGAGAGTTTATTTACCTTTATAAGATCATTTATCGATCTCCCGGACTGTTTTGCTATTTTACTGAGAGTGTCTCCTGGTTTCACAGTATAAAAATCAGTTTCAACTGGTTGTGAGGGAGCATCTCCACCAAATGTTGCAAATGCCGCGGCATTTCTCTCCATTCTAGGTGCTACACCAGTATTTTCTGCTTTTGACTTCTTATACCCTGCATGATTTAAATATTCTTTAGCTGCTGCTTTAAATTCTCCTTGGTTTATAAATGCCAATGTATCTTTACTACCAGAAAGGTCACCTCTAAAGAAACCATCTACAATAGCATTGCGAACATATTGTGGTAAAGAATTAAATTTTGGTATTTTACGTTGTGCCGCCGCAATTTTAGATTTTACATCGATATCAAACAATTGTTTCATTTGTTTGTCAGTTAATGCTCTTCTACCACTAACCACCTCGCTATACTCTTTACCTACAACACTTTTTAAAACTTTATCGTTACGTAGAACAAGATGGCCTACTCCAACGGTTAAGTAACCTTTATGGTCTTTGTACGCGTAACCAGGTCGACCGTCTTTACCTTTACCTTCACTCGGAACAATATACTCATAATAAGTTTGATCCTGCTTGACAGCTTGAGTTATTGGAGTAGGCATTTTGGCTTGTACTTGCCCAGTGCTACCTAAAGTAGCACCTATAATACCTAATGCTGCTAGAGCATTAGTAAATGGCCCTTCTTGTAAAATTATATCATTTGCCTCTGCTAACTGATCAAATGTCATTCTAATTATTTATAGATTATGCTCCTTAAAGGTACACTTTCATACTGTTCCTCATAGTCACACGTTCCATAAAAATAATTATCTAACTGCTCTGTTAACCTTGCTTTAGCTACCTCAAGATCAATTTCAAACCATTCATTCCTTATTTGTTTTGCAAAATGAGTCATTTGCTGTTTTATATTTTTCTCAGCCTTTAGGTATTCTGGATGTTTAATAGAATAAATAACCTCATAGTCTCTAAAAGGAGAACCCGTCTGATATGTTTGCAGACGGGTCTTTAGATTACGGGTTGTTCCTATTTTTATCCAACCGGGCCAAGAACTATTAGTAATGATATACAGGTAGCCTGGGGACATAAAAGTATTTATCCCCAGATATATAAAATACTATGCACTCTCCCAGGCTTTTGTATCATCATTAAATACTCTGGTCTGTTCACCTGACACAGGATCTGTTGACAGTGCAACATGTACCTCTTTCCTATGTGAAGCTTTATTAACAA